GCCCTGATTTGCAGGTGCTTGTCCTGCGTGATTTTGAAATTGCGCATCTCCGCCATCTCGCCGTCCTTGAGCGTGGTGTCTCCGTCAGGATTCTCGTTCAGCCCGAGAAATTCCTTGATGGAGAGGATGCTGACGTCGTTTTTTGTTTTGACCTGCAAGGTTATCCACCTCCGAAGCTGATGTAATCGCCCGACGCCTCGCCGCCGGTCATGGCGTCGTCGTAGTCCTCGCCCTCGTCGTCGAAATCCTCCGGCGGCGGCTCGGGCAGCTCCGCGCCCAGCGTGCGCGTCACACAGAAATAGCGCAGAGCGTCGCAGATGTGCGTCACGTCATGCGGCTCGGTCGCGCAATCGGACGGGTTTTTGTCGTCGTGCAGAATGAGCTGGATGTTGCGGATCAGCCCGCGGCAATCCTCCGTAACGAGCAGCGCGGGCTTGTCGTCCTCCGACTTCATGGGCTTGAGCATTTCCTTTGTCATTGCCCAGCCCTGCACGCGGTTGTTGCTCGCCCGCAGCAGTCCGACGCCGTTCTCGGCGAAGATATCCGCCATCATGCGCCCGCTGTCTTTCTGCCTGTTCCACATATCCGGCGGCGCGATGGTCGCGACGATCTGCTCCGTCGGCGGCGTCAGCGAAAGCGCCAGCTTTGCCGCCTCGCTGACGATCAGCCCGCTCTGCTGCACTTCGCGGTAGACGTGACAGCGCCCCTCATAATCGACCGCGATCCACAGGCACGCAAACATATCTAAGCCGTAGTCGAACGCGCGGTACTTCTTCCACTCCGCGGGAACGTGCACAAAGGGCCTGATAACATGCGTGTCGGGTTTGAACTCGGGGAAGAACGTACCTGCCAGCGCGTCCCAATCGCCATAGCGCCACGCGCGGCGCACATCCTCAGGCAAGAGGTCGAGCATCTGGACGTACTCGGGGGACGCATCGCGGAGCTGCGGATTGTCCTCCACCGTCGCGTGGATGAAGTAATAATCCTTGGGGTTCTCGCCGTGCGCCGTGTCGTAGTCCCGCTCAATAAACAGGCGCTTGACCCACGCGTGACCCACTCCGCCAGGGTTGCAGGTCAGGTACATGCGGCGCGGGATGTTCCGTGTGCCGCGCAAGCACGCGCCCAGCGTGCGGAACTGCGCCTCCGTGAACTGCGTCGCTTCGTCAATGAAAATCCAGTCGTATTCAATGCCTTGGTATTCGATATCCGCGCCCGCGTCGTAGTGTCCGAACTTGATCGTCGACCCGTTGGCGAATGTAAACATGCGCATCGAGCCGTTGTAGCTCGCCACCTCCGGCGGCAGCATCGAGCGCATCGGCAGGATCAGGCCCTGCTCCAATTCGGGGTACTCGCGGCGCACGATCAGAATGCGGATGCCGTCATAGGTCAGCGCACCGAGGATCGCCTTGATCCGCAGCACGTGGGACTTGCCGCCGCCGCGCGCGCCGCCGTATGCGACGTAGCGCGAGCGCGCTTTGCAGAACTCCCGCTGCTTCGGGTTCAGTTCCCCGAAGTCGAGCCTTGTTGTGCCGCCTCTCGGTCTGCCTGCCATGCGTTCACCTCTGATTGCATCGGAATTTTTACATCGTGGTTTGGAAAAAGGGCGGCGTCAGGGGTTGACGCCGCCCTATGGTTGGGGCGCTTTATGCGATTAGGCGTATGCCGAGGTCGCTTCGAGACCAACGCAGCCGTCCTTTGTGCCGACAGCACGGAACGTCTGACCGCTGGTCAGCGCAACGCCGGAGCTGTAGGTCTCGGCAGTCTCGCTCCAGCGCGGGTCGCTGCCATCCACCGTGTACTTGAACGTCACGCCGGCAACGGCGGCGATCGTGCAGGTGTTGGACGTGTTGGTGATAACCGGCGCGGTCAGCACCGCGGCGGATGCGCCAGAGACGCCGATGCCGGTGTTCTTCGTGCCGATCACGAACGCGTCATAGTAGACGAGACCCTGAATGACGGGGCCGCTGTAGCCGACGGACTTCTCGATCACGTCGTATTGCGCCAGCTTCACGGGGTCGGCGGTCGTGCCGCCGGCCTTGATGATGAAGTACACGCCGGTCGGCATGTAGGTGGACGGGACGGGGACGACCTTCATGCCGTCAAACGTACCCACGACGCCGCGCTGCACCGCGCGCGTACCCATACCCTCGAGACCCACCACCGCGTCAGCCTGCTTGAGCATGACGTAGTAGGTGTTGCTGATGAACAGCGTGAGGTTGGTGTCGGGGACGAGGTTGTCCATCATAGCGCCCTTGAGCTCCATAATGGCGGAGACGATGGTGCTCTTGGTGGGAGCGTTGGCGAGCTGCTTGAGCGTCGCGGCACCCATGACCCACTTTTTGAGGCGGTACTTGTCCATCGTGGGCGTGACCACCTCATCGAGCTCCATGCGGAGGAACTTGCCCGCCGTCGCGTCGATGGCGATATCGCTGTTGTCCAGCGCCTCGATGTGCTTCGTGAACGCCTTCGCCTGCGTGCACAGCATTTCCTGCGTGGGGAACTCGAGGTCGGACACGTTGCCGTAGCGCGTGCTGCCGCGAACGTAGTCCGCGAGAGACGCGGTATTCATGGTGTAAATCTTTACACCACGCGCGCCGGTGAAGTCGTAATCATGACCCGCCGCCGCATTGGTGAGGGAGCGCTTGCGGAAACGCTCCGCGATCTTGCTCTGATATTTGACCGTATAATCGAGGCTCATAGCCCTCTCCTTTCATCGTCAGGGAGGTCGATGCCCCGCGCTTCGGTCAGTCGTCGAACGCCTCCAAGAACGCGTCCTTGTTCTTGCTGTCGTTGCCCGCGGACTTCTGACTGCCGGTCGAGCGCGCGGCGTTTGCCGCGTTCTTCGCCGTCGTGTCAGCCCGCTTGTTCGCCGCCTCGATCTGCGCCGCAGCGTTTGCCGCGATGTAGCGCCCGTAGGCGGCGACGAGGGACATGCCCTTGTCGACGTCAGCCCATACGGACTGAGGAATGACCGTTTTGGGGTCGCCTCCCGCTTGTTTGTAAACATCGGGGAATGCCCGCGCAAACTCGGCGATGTCCGCGCGGACGCGGGCGCTCTCCTGTGCGCGTGCGTTCGCCGCCTCCTGCGCCCGCTGCTGCGCGGCTGCAAGTGCGGCTTCGCGATCCTCAAGCTCGATGGTGCGGCGCGCCTCCGCCTCGCTCATGCCCTGCGCCTTTTTCGTCTCGGCGCGGATGGACTTTGCGAAGTCATTGACGCTCATGCCCGCTTTCCGCGCGAGGTCGGAAAACATCTCCATGACGGGCTTCGCCTCGTCATATTTCCCGCGCAGGCGGTCGTAATCGAGACCCTTTTGCAGCAGCTCGGGCGTGATCTGCTCGGCTGTCATGGTGTGGGTCTCGCCCATGCGCTTGATAATCCACATCGGGGCGTTCTGCCCCTGCTGACCGTCAGCCGGTGCACCCGTGCCGTCGGCGGCGGTATGGTCTCCGCTCCCCGCGGCTTGCGCCTGCTGTGCGTCAGCTGCCTCGCCCGGCTGCTCCGCCTGCGGCTGGTCTGCCGCTGCGCCCGCAGCGCTCGCGTCCTCGGCGTCGGACTGCTCCGACTGGTCTGCCGTCGCGAGGTCGTCGCCGTCGTCAAATCCCTCCATGAAAGCATCCGGCTGGTCTGCCGGTGCACTCTCAACCGCCGCCGCGGGGTCGAGCGCCGCTTCCTGTGTAGCATTGACGTTCAATTCGTCCATGTTCAGTTCCTTTCCCGCCTATGGTCGGGCGGTTTTATTTACCGACGGGCTGGTTTTGCCCGTAGATATCACATATTCGCCCAGCGTCCGAAGCGCCCGTATTCGATGCCTGCGCCCGCTCCGCCGAAAGCGTAGGGGTTTTCGATCTCCTCGAAGCCGTCCGAGGCGGGCAGCGTTGCGCGCGCCTGCGCGAGCCTGTTCATGTAATCGCCCCAAAAGGCGTTGTACTTCGTCGTGTCCTCGTCGTACACGAACAGCGCCGCCAGCCCCGCCGGTAAAGCGGTCAGGCAGATAAAGTCGTCCATGAAAACGCTGTCCGTCAGCCCCGTTACGCTCGGGTGCGTCGGGCGCTTGCCCGCCTTGCCGACGTACTCCCAGTAACCGGCGTCGCCGGTCGGCAGCACGCCCAAGTCCGCAGGGCAGTCGACGATGCACATGTACCGCGAACCGAGGAACGTCACGCATTCTCCGGCGACATAGCTCTCGCTGCTGTCGTACTCCACCGCGCTGTAGTTGTCGCTGTACGGATACGCCTCGTTGAGCAGCGTCGAGAGCAGCTTCGCCGCACGGACTTCGTACTCCTTGGTATCCGTTGTGTTGGTTGCGCCGGTCTGCTCGTTCTGCGCGTCAATGAGGTGGATCGCCTCGTCAAAAATTTCCTGCACGGTTCTCACGTCGTCGCCTCCTGCCCTTTCGGCTGCGCCGCGCATAACCATCGCAAATACTTGCACGGCTTCCTGTGCATCAGGCACCCGCGCTTGCGGATGTACCTGTCGTTCATCAGCCGCCCGTCGTGGAACAGGCAAACCGCCGTCGCATTGGCTGGCGGATATGCGGAGCCGCTGCACTTGCCTTTCTTAGCCATCCTCAAATCCCGTCTTGCCGCGCACGGCGTAGCTCATGATGTTGGCAATGCCCTCGTCGAACGACGCGCTGTTTTCGCTTTCGCGCCGCAGCGCCTCGCGTTCGGCTTCCGCCTCGTCGTCCATCGCCGCCTGCGCAGCGTCCTCGCCGCGCTGCTCCTCGGTCACGCCGAAAAGCCGGTGGACGATTGCCAGCGTCGCGATCAGGTTGAGCGACACAAGAAATCCGATGCCGCACAAAACCGCGATCAAAGCGTTCATTTCGCCAACTCCTCGTCGAAATTCTTGATCGTGACCTCGATCTTGGCATCGTGCTCGATCTCCTGCTTGTCCGTCTTGCCGCCGAGCCGCTTCTGCTTCTCGAGGAAAATGCGGTAGGAGGTCATTGCCTTGTCGTCGTAGCGCGGGTCGGTCTCGATCTGATGCTGGATGCGGAGGTATGCCATCTGCACCGTTTCTTGCAGGTGCTTCGCGAAAAGCCCGTCATACCAGCCTTGCAGCGTGCGGAGCGTAACGTTGCGGTTGCTGCTGTTATGCTTGGAAAGCCAAAGGCAAAGCCCCGCCTCGCTGTACTTTTCGCCGTGGTCGTCGCAGTAGTCGAAATAGCCTACGCAGGCGATCTCGAGCTCTGCCACGTCGGGGAAGATGCAGATGTCGTCGCCCTTGCCATTGGCGGCGCGCTCCTCGCGCTGCTTCGCGCACGCGGCGTTTGCCGCCGCCGTGTTGCGCTCATGATAGCCCGCCTCGCCGCGCTTGGCGAAACGCTTGTCCGGCGTGCCGTCGCTCTTTGTGCCGGTGGGGTTTCTCCGCTTGTCCGCGTCCGTACCGGCAACGCCCGCCGCCTTTCTTGCCATTGCGTTTCGCCTCCTCTCGCGCTATCTGAACCAATCCCGCGCCACCTGCGCCCCGTATCCGAGGTCGATGTATGCTTGCAGGACTGCCTTTGCCTCTTGGTCGTAGTTGATCCTGTCGTGGATCTCTTGGATCGTCCCGCCCTCCGCCGCGAGAATGACGATCAGGTCATTCGCCGCTTTCGTGCTGCGGGCGATGGGTCTCTTTCTGCGCGGCGCGTACCACTCGACGCCCGCGAAGCTCGCCCGCCGGATCACGTGCCGTCGCGCTTCTTGTACGAGCGCTTGAACCGCCGCGCGGTCACGGTCAGCAGGTCAGCGGCTTCGCCGCCGCGCTTTTCCGTCGCCTCGTACTCTGCGACGCGCTGCGCGCGAAAGGCGCTATATCGCTTGCAATCGACGTGACACCGAGCATGCCGCGCCTTGCAGCCGAAACAGGGATTGTCCATTGTCAGCCCCCGTAAATTTCGATATCCGCAGCGCAGGACGACGCCATGCAGGAGATGGAACTACATGAGCTGTCATACCGCGGAAAGGATGCAGAAGGCGGCGGGACGCAGGAGAACCGATGCCGAAACCTGAAACATCGGCTGAAAAACGTCCACACGGTCGCCCTTTTACGCCGCGGGGTCGACGCCCGCCCTGTGGCAAACGGGTGTCTCTGTCTCACGTATAGCACGGGTTCGCGCCGTCGCGCAAGAATCAAAAATTTTTCCGAGCGTCCGCAGGCGCTCCTGTTCGCTGGCGGGCGTATCTTTGCAGCGGTAGCCCCCTCGAGGCATTGGCGATTTCGCCGCCATGCTTTCATGAAATGCCGCAAAGGCGCAGATACCGCCCTTTTGTTTTCGTCACGAAAAAATGCGGGCCGCGCTTCCGCGACCCGCACCCCCGTTTTTCCGCTACCCCCGCCGAACGGACATGCCGTGTCCGCTTCGCAAATCCAGCCTGCATGATAAGCGCCCTGCAAGAGCTGACTGGACATGCTGTGTCCGATAGGGTTGCCCGTGGTGGATGTGTTGCAGTATATCTACGCCCGTCCCGCGAGCCGCCCGCCCTTTTTCCGCTACCCTCCCGCTTTCTACACCGAACCATGTAAAAACCGCGAGCCCGAGCGCAGCCCGCAACCGATCCTGTGAGCCCGCAGCCGGAGACCGAAATCGACCGCAGCAGCCCGCCTAATTACCCAATTGGACGCAGAAAAGACACAG